AAATGCTTACGAAGTTCAGTGCAAGCTGCTTCAGCTACTAAATTCGCTTCTTCTTCATCACCGTAAACCCCGTGAACACTTTGAGGCTCAAACTGTCCCATGCCAAAAGCATGTGTTTGATGCATAATATCTTCAGGTGCAGACTCAGGCCCTGGCTTTAGAACTACAAAAATCTTACCGATCTTGTCATCGCATCCTGGATGATCCCAATGTTCTGGCATTGTTGGTTCTTCAGACACGTGTTGAGGTAAACTTGTAATATCAGGAGTATGTGCAGCCCACTTTTTTGCAATCTTTGGGTGCTTGGCGAACATAAATCGCTGTTGAGCTTGTGATTTGAACGGCATTTTTATGGATTTTCTCCATTATAAATATCCAGTTTTCGTAGTTCAGCAAGTTCTTTCTTAACCTGTTTATAGATGGCTTTTTTATCTCCTCCGCCCCATTTTTCTACTTCTCCTTGTTCAGAGACAAAGGTTTCTGACTCGTCAACCCACTGTTCTAGAGCTATTTCTAGATCGTCTATCTCTGCATTCTTACTTCGGTTCATAATATTGGCACAATACTCGTCCCACTTGCCTTGTCGCTTAATTTCAGTCTCCATTTTAATCACGCAATCAAAGCATTTTTTGTGAATTCCCCACATTTTTTTGTTGTAGTCATCCACTTTCATAAGATTACCACATTCAGGGCAAGTGAGAGGTATCAGAACAAGTTCTTTTACTTTATCGAGTTTGGTGACGGACATTTTAATTCCGTTTTTAATGGTCCAATTCTTACCATTTTCTTCCCAAACGTCTCCTTCTTTATGATCTTGATTATTTTTTTCGTATCCGGCCTGTATTTGTGTTCTAGCACCTGTATCGCCGGTAATAATGTTTCGCATCCTCTGTACGTCACGAGGATTGAACTCTTTTTTGAGATTATTTTCCATAACTTTAAAACCTGTCTACTATCTGATAAGGTATATTAGCTTTTTTTAATGTTTCGAGCATAGTGTTATACATTCCAAGACTTGGCGGTTCTACAAAATCTTCACTGTCTTGAAAAGTTTCTGGATCATCCCAGTCAATACTTGAATCAAACTTCTTAATATCTACTCTAATAAGTGATTTTTTAATGTCAACTCCCTGTGGATATTTCACCAAACTAATTCTTTCTTCGGCTTCGTCTTGAGATTTTCTACCGTATCCGGCCTTGACGTCAGCATGCGGCGCTATCTTATACCTTTGTGACAGCTTATCACCGTCTATAACAATTCTAACTTGTGTAGAAATAGTGTCAGACCTAAAATGCTTATTTCTGGTAAAAGAAACGTAAGGTTGAATGTCTGTCTGGTAGGTCTTTAATACTAAATTGTCTTTCAAAATTGCATCAAATCCTCCATAGGAAGTAAAGTGGTATAAAGTACCTACTTGTTTGGCTTCTTGCAAATTTTCTCCTATAACGTCTAAATCGTAAACACCTAAATTTAATTTTCCATACTCCCGCATTAATATTCCGGCCATCGCATTAGCGTCATTCTCAATATCTGTTCCAGTTTCGCCAGAATCATTGTAAAGTAGGTCTAATTCTGACTGACGATGATGTACTAATTCGTGAGCAAGGCTTCTACATGCATCAGCCAGGTTTCTCCCGGTTATAAACACTTTTACCGACATCTCACCAGGATTATATTCACCAAAAGATCTACGCATCTCCACAAAGCTTTTATCTTTTATCAAAGAGATCTTCGGCAAAGACTGTATATCCAATTCTTTTTTACAGAATTGAATAAAATGTTTTAATATCTCAAGCTTTTTTGGGTTCATTCTTAGTCATTTTCGGTGCAAGCATCTTAAAAATCTTAGATGCAGCTCCTCTATTGTAAGCAGATTCCGGAACAGCCTCTGTAAACCCTTCATAATCGCCGGCCTGTAGTAAGGTTCTTACGTGTGGTGCAGAAATATCACCTGCTTTTTCCTGTACTTTTATTACCTTTACCCTATCGCCAAACTGCTGTTGTAAAGAGGCTCCGTAATTTTCATCGTCTGTTTCATCCTCGCCTACAGCAATATACACTGGATCTACGGTAGGGTTTTTCTTTAAAAAGTTAATTATAGTAACTATTGGGGAATCTTCGGTAGCAATTCTGACAGTAATTTTAGGATTCGGTTCAGCCTTTAGGTACATATTCCATATCATAAGCGAATCCTCGGGAGTAATCCCTTCAATAGTTTTCTTACTTATAATAATATATACCTTAGTAATATACGGTTTTGCAGCCAAGGCTTTAGCAGCCTGGTAATGTCCTTTATGTGGGGGTTTAAATTTTCCTGGATAAAAACACGGGCCTGGTTCGTTTAGAACAGCTTCTGCAATAGTTCTTCCTAAAATTTCTGGGTTTATCATACCGGTAATAAATATCTATCACGCCGGCTTAGAAGCTTCTATGTCTTTTTTAAGAGTTTCCATGTATTCTACCGCTACTTTTAGTCTTTCTTTCACGTTTTCTGCTTCTTGTTCGTCTAACTCTAACCTAAAAATAAACATCTCAAACCCTTCTTTTACCCTAGGATCGTAACTAACAAAATCACACCATTTTGTACCGGTGCATATCATATTCGACATACATTGCCAGTAGTAGTTTGGTGCTATTTTTTTAAAACTTACAGCATCTTTAATCAATCCGTGCTTAAAATGGTTGGCAGATTTATAAGGACATTTTACTTCGATTACTCCTTCTTTACCTATTAGTCCGTCAGGAGATCCTCCGTAGTTATCGTTGTAAGGAACAAAGGAAGCTTTATCTACCTGCACTTGTTTTAGTCCCTGATAATGTTCTATAGCTATAGGTTCTAATTCTGTACCCCATTCAAGAGCTTTACCTACAGCAGGTTCGCTATATCCGTCGTAAAATTCTACTACTTTTTCTAGAAGATAGGACTTAGCTGTCTCGCTCAATCCTCTTTCTCCCATTATCTTGTGTATCTCGGAACTGGTTATTTTACCTTTTCTAAGTTCAAACCAAGCTTCTGATCTCTGTTCAATAATAAGTTCACTCATGCTAGTTGCATTTTTTTAAGTAACAGCTCACCAAAGGTAAGTGGTTTGGCTGTATGTAAATATTTTGTCATTTCTTCAAAACCAATCTCTGATGGATCTTTACCTCCGAGTTCTATAAAGTAAACATCTTTACCTAGGTTAATTAGTTCAAGAGCATAATTAAAAGACTCTTTTAATGCATCGTTATCCAGGGCTAGATATACAGTTCTAACGTTACTGCTTACGAGTTTGAGCATAAGGGCCCTTGGTATAGTTTTACCAAAGAGCGGTATAGCGTTTCTCTTTAATGCAATAGCGTCAAATATACCTTCACATAGTATAACAGGTACTTTCCAGTTAATAAAATATTCCAATCCTATCAGTTCATTCTTATTACAGGAAGGAGCATTATACTTACGTGCTGGATCTTTTTCAAATGATCTAGATATAAAATAATTTATGCGGCCGGTTTTGTTATAGGAAGGTATAATAACTGAATTAGCATACTTTCCTCTTTCACAATAACCTATATTGTATTTTAAAATATCTTGTTCTGTAATTCCTCTCTTGGTTACATAAGCCTTGGCCTGTCTGTAGGTAAGGTTTGTCTTTTTTTCTGCAAGAGGAATAAACTCTTTCGGTAATTCTATTGCTTTATAGTTTTTTTCTTCTACCTCTCCTCTACCGTCGGGAAAGTAACTCTTCATTTCTGAAATCTGCGTAGGACTTGCTTGCAGTTTTCTTAGTAAAGAAACTAAACTACGTCCTTTAGTTGCAGGTTCACAAGTCCAGCAATGATAAAATCCTGTTTTAGGATCTATTTCAAGTTTTGGCTTATGGTGCTTACAAAAAGGACAGTGAAAGGCATGATTACCTTTTGTAGAAGGTTTAGACTTACCTAAAATACTATGTAATAGTCCAAGGACCAGACGTGATTGCTCCATGTACACTAATTCTGTAACTTATAATGTAACGATTTATTCTGAAATTACCAAATCCTTTCTAAAGAACTTAGCCAGAACGTTATCATTATAAGACTTATCAGTTAAGAGTACTTCGTTTATACACTGAAAATGTACTTCCCAGTAGGTTAGTTGTTTTTTATTGAAGCAGAATTTAAGAATCTCTTTACGAAAATCGCCGGTACCGTTTTGCTTAATTTCTTCAAGCATTACCTTATTAGATCCCCAGTAATTTGACCAGTCAGATTCTTTAGTTACTAATTTTTTTGTAGGTTTTTTACCGGGACCGGTATGCTCGGCAAGTTCTTTTTTGGTCAATTTTTTCTTTGTATTAGAAAAAAGAGATTTTTTACCAATGTAAAATTTACCGGTCTTAATGTTGATAATTTTATATACAAATCCTACACATCCTTGTGGGAATTTTTCTACAGAATCGTATTCAATTACGTTTCCTTTTTCATATATAAACCATTTTTCTGACATAAAACTTAATTTTAGGTTAACTATCCCACTTAACAATAAAAGTCATATCTGTGTTAGGTGGAATTGGATAAGGTGTTGCAAGTTTTCCTACTACAAGTAGTTCGTTATTTTCATTATAAAGTCCAATTGTCGTAGTATATGGACGGAAAGAAGATCCGGTTACGTTATCAATTAAAGTTCCGTCTATAATTTCACCAAAAGAAGCAGTACCGTCTTGCGGTGCAAAGAAAGGTAGAGCAGAAGACCCTGTGATATACTGCTTACGGGCAAATACGGTAGGATTTTGAGAATAATTAAAATCGTTCTCGGATACTCTACACTTTACTTCGTTTTGAAAGATTGTAGTTTCGGCTGTTAAATATAACGTATACGACATTTATAACTGATTAAACTATAAGTTGTACTTGCTTCCATCCTGAATAAGAGCCTGAAAATGCATAGAACCAGAGTGTAGACTGCGATACTGCTAAATCTCCAATATTACCTGCGGGTAGGGGATTTAATTCTGCGAAGTGTATTACTTGTGAGATACCGATAGTACCGCTTACATCTAAAGCATACTGTGGACTAGATTGATTAATACCTACCTTAGCGTTATTTACAGGTCCGTCTAGCGGTGCTCCGGTTCCTGAATCAAAATGAGATCCAGTAGCAAAAATTATACCTCCTAAATTGATTGCATCACGAGTATCATCAGGTAAAGTAATATTAGTACCAATAATAATGTTATTGCGTCCAATTCCGGTACCCGGGAGGCTATTTAAACCTGCTCTATAGCCTATAAGTGTATTAAATGATGCACTAGCTGCTTCAAGACCGGCTTGATAACCTGCAAAGAAGGATTGAGAAGCATACTTTGCATTATTACCTGCTAGACCTCCTATAAAAGTAGAATTTGAAGCACTAACTGCGTCTTGTCCGGTAAGTCCTCCGATAAAGTTTGATCCGCCGGCATCTGTAGCATTTTGACCGCTAAAGTATCCTATAAAATTTGAATTACCTGAATTTGTTGCATTGGTACCTGCAGATTCGCCTAGAAAAATAGAGTTAGCAGCGTTCGTTGCATTTTTACCTGCATTCTCTCCTAAGAAAATTCCGTTATTCGTACTAAAGGTATCTGTTGCTGGAGCAGTTGTATATAAGGTTGAACCTGATACAGAGACAGGGTAAGATGAAGTGAGAGCGGTAGTTGCAGATAGAGCGTATGAGCTACTTAATGCATAAGAAGAGCTTATAGTATAAGAACTGCTTAATGCGTAAGAAGAAGATATGGTATAGGAACTACTTAATGCATAAGATGAGCTTAAGGTGTAAGAAGAGCTTAATGCATAAGAGGCTGATAATACAAATGATGCTGTAAGTGCGTTCTGTGCCCAACTTGAAGTACCGAAAAG